ATCACCACGTCTCCGTCAAACGCCTGAAATCCGCGCTGGCAAGTTCCAACTCCAAAGCAGCAGCGAGCATGTCGCTGTAGTGGTCGTTGAGGTCGCGCATGCGCTTTGCATCGACAAAGCCACGAAGCCGCTCTGTCGTTTCCCGGAACATCCTGGCCCGGTAGCATTCCATGAGACGGACAGGCTTTCGAACATGAGCCTTTGCAGTGTCTAAGGCAGGAGAGCGAGTGTGAGCGCGGACGGTGGTCATGCTGCCCTCGCCGAGTTCGTTGCCGTCTCGCCCTGGCCGACGCCAAGCAGGGCGTCGATGAAATCGAGAACATCGGACTTCGATTGCTGGAATGACTTGGCGCCCATGGCCTTCGTTGACTGGCTCTTGGCCGTCCAGACGCGCACCACAGCCTCGCGAACGTCAACGATGGCGTAATCATCCATCGGCTTGATGAAGGCTCCTAGGCGCAGCGCTTCGGCCTTGCTGGCGCATACGATCGACCGCTCGTCACGGTGGCCGGTGCGGATCAGGGCTTTCTTGCGCAGATGCTCGGAAGTTGGGTAGATTTCCAGCATCTCGTCGGGGAGCGTCTGCCATGCATCCTGCACCGTGGCGAAGAAATGCCGGTGCGACGTGGCCGACCGGTCGTGATGCTCGACCATCTTGTAGGTTTCGTGAACGACATAGACAGCATCAGCCTTGCGAGCCCAAAAGCCGCTGGCGGGAACCATCGCCTCGCCTGACCATTGGAAGACAATCGGCGTGTCCATGTTCAGCCCACCATCAAAATGCGCTCGGGCTCGGTCAACTCGACCGGCGCCTCGTAACGCTTGCGCAGTTCCCGTTCCTTGGCCGACAGTTCCGCAAGGAAGGTGATGACCTCGCTTTCAAGTTCGGCAATCCGGGCATCGTCGCGATGGACGCGCTGGACAAACATCCGCATGGATTCAGGCAGGCGCGGATCGAAGGAAACGAAGTCGCACCACGTTCGGCCGGTACAGGCCAGTTGCCACAGGATCTGCGTCACGTACTTTCCTGGCACGGTCGCACCCAAGAGCGTGTCGATGTGCGTGGCGGTGTTGGGCGCCTTGATCTCGACAAGGCCATCGTCGCCGACAAGCCCGTCCGGGCTGGCGCCGGTCATGCCGATGGTGCGATGCAGGACAAAGCCAGTCTCGACTACCGTCACGTCTTGATAGAACTCATAGGCCATCCGGGCCTGCGGTTCCGTGTCCGTGCCATGCTGCATCGCCGCGTTGGTGAACGATTCAGCCGTCGTGCCGGTCAGCCGCTCGGCGATCAGTTGCGCCATGTAGTTGGTGCGGCTGGCGCTGGGGCCTGTCTTCGTCTTGGCGATGACATCCGCCACGCGAGAGGCGGTGACCTTGCCGCATCGGATAGAGAACCATTCCGGCGAACCTTGAACGATCTGGTCCATGATCAAAACCTCAGCGTGACGTGGGGGATTTCGCCGGCAACGATCGCCAGCACGATTTTCTTGGCCGGGTCTTCCTCGATACCCAAGGCCATGATGGCGGTCTTGGATGCGGCCATGACCTCGCCACGGTGCTTGCGATCCGCCTGCCGGGCCTCTTCCTCGCGGCGGGCCTTTTCGATGTCGGCAAGCCGTGCGGCTTCGGCCATTTCAAGTCGCTTGCGTTCGGCCTCAACCTTCGCCAGTTCGGCAGCGTGTTCCGCCTGCGCCTTGCGGACGGCTTCGGCGCGCGCCGCCTCGACCGCGCGGGCTTCCCGTTCGGCGGCTTCCTTCTGAGATTTCTCGGCGGCTTCGGCCTGGCGCTTGACAGTCTCGGCATAAGCGGCCTTCTCCCGCGCCTCGCGGTCGGCCTTTTCCTTGGCTTCGGTCTCGACGCGAAGGCGCTCGGCTTCCGCTGCCTCGCGGGCTTCGGCTTCATGGCGAAGGCGCGCGAGTTCGATCTGATCGGCCTCATGCTTCTTGGCGCGGTCCAGCGCCGTGGTCAGCGATGCGAGGGCCTGTGTCTTGGCGTGCTGCGCTGCGTCGAACTGGATACCGAAAGCGGCCGGGTCGATCGACATGGCCTCAACGGTCGCGAGGCGATCGGCAATGAGGTTGCTGCCGTCCTCGCCAGACACAAGCGTTGCCGTAGCGCGCAACTTGTCGTGCCACGCCTTGATCGCGCTCTCGCGGTCTTCCTCGGCCTTTTCCCAGACGTTGAGCGGCTGCCGCGCCCTGTCGGCCAACTGATCAAGCTCGTCACGGATTTTGCGGCGCGAGGCGTCCACCACATTGATCTTGGCGCGGGCGTCTTCGTTGAGTTTCTTGCCCGCAGCGTCGATCGCGGTCTTGGTGCGCGTCACCTTATAGGCGAGCGCAGCGATTTCCTTGCGGCCCTTGTCGGTTGACACGTCAGGGACATGGGCCGACACTTCGGCTTCCATGGTCTTGTAGAATTCGGAATAGGCAACCTCGTCGGTCAAGACCAAGACCGGATTTGCCGCGACGATGTTGACGATCTCGTTCATTTCGCCACCCGCTTCTTTTCGAGCATGGTGATAGCGCGGGGGAAGTCGGCAGCCGTGATGCGCGGGACTGCCTCAACGCCCATGTAGTTGCAGAACCTGGCAATGTCGGTCCCGGTTTCTTCGATCAACGCGAGGATGTTCGCGGTCTGCGCCTCAGTGATCTCCCCGCCCTTGTCGGCGACAGTCACCGCTTTGCCGTCGTCATCGTTGGACGCGGCAAGGCCAAGTGCAGCCTTCAACGTGTAGCGCTGGAGGTAGGTGATCGTTGAGCCGACAGCTTGGATATTGTTCTTGTTCCCGCTCTCGTCGCGGCCGGCAGTCAGGGCGTTTTCCTCGGCATGCCCGTCGCGGTGTGCTACGATGCAGATGACGCGGACGGCGCCGCCTTCCTGCTGTTCGGTGCGGAACCGATAGGACAGGCCATGCTTGGCGAGGATCGGATCGACGGTGCGCGCGATCTCGCCCAAGTCCTCGTGGCGGTAGTTCGTCCGGCCCTTCTGCGACGTGAAGTCAACCTGACGATTTTTCAGGATCGGCGGGATTTCAGCCTTCGCCGCTGACAGCGCATTGTCGAACGCGCGCCGCGCCTGATCGGCAGCGAGTTCCTTGCTCATCGCCAGCATTTCCTTCACACTGCCGAGATCGGCCCCGCCCTGGATAAGCTGGTAGGCCATCTGCATTGGCGTCATCGATGACGCTTCGACCGATAGCGCCGGCGCTGTGTCCAGATGCTTTCGCGTGGCGAGCGCCTGCCCCGATTTCCCTACTGCCCGGTCAGCGGATTCGCCGACGGCCTCGTAGGTGTCGTCCGCACTCATATCGATAAGTCCTGGTTCCGCGTTCATGCCGCAGCGCTCCTGTCCTGTGTGAGTTGAGGCGCGATAGGACCGCGCCGGGATGATGCGATGTCGTCGGCAAGCGCGAAGAACCGGGCTGCTTCCGAAATCTGGTGAAGCGCTTCCGAGACCTGGCCGGCATCGAGGCAGACCATCGCCCATCTGCGGGCCTGCAATCCGGCTTGGCGGTATTCGCCGGGAGACAGCTCGCGGGTCATGATGATGCGCCACTTAGGCAGGCGGCGTATTCACCATAGCGGGCGATCGCAGCCGCGTTGTATGCAGCGGCAGCAGCCTCTTCGCTGCCGAATACGCCTAGGTAGGTTCCGTCTATGCTAGCCTGCCACTTGCCGCATTGCGCATGCCACGTGACGCCGAGATATCGGCTTGAGCCAGAGGCCGAACAGTTTATGCGGTTCTGGCGCGGGGTAACTAAGCGGAGATTGGCGATGGCATTGTTCGAACGATTCCGATCAATGTGATCCACTGGAGACGATGGGTAGCACTCATGGACATATAGCCATGCTAACCGATGCGCAGAGTAGTCTTTGCGATCGAAGCCAATGATCCGATAACCGTGGTGGTCTATCGACCCGGCCTCTTTCCCGGCGTGAAGTGCGTTCCAGAACGCGGGTACTCCGGCTCTATGTCGGAAGGTGAAAATCCCGCTCAATGGGTCGTATCCCAGAACTGATCTCAGATGCTCAAGCGTCAGGGTCATGGAAGAAGTCCATCAGCAAGCGATGCAGAGAGCCACAGCAGGCAGATGAAAGCGCAAGCGATCCGGGGATGCGCATCGAGCCAGTTCACGGCGGCGTCCAAGGCGCGGTCCATCAGGAGCCTCCAGCAGTTTGCTTGTCGAGCGCGGCCAGGTGCTCATTGATCTGAGCTATGGCGACGCGGAAATTCTGGATATGCTGGTCAGATGCTTCCGGAGCGAAGGGCGCGAGAAGCTTGGCCGCGTTGGCTTGATATGAGGCCGTTTCAGCAAGGCGCGAGAGTGTGATCAGCGAAATGGTCACAGCACCCTCCCGTGGTACCAATCCCGTAGGCTTTCCGGGCTCTCTGGCTGTTCGGTGTCGTCGTCGGTAATGAAATCGAGCGTCACGTCATCGCAGGTGCGCTCCCCGGAATTGAACCGGATGATCACGGTCCACCACTGCGGATAGTCCCGGATTTCATCCCAGACAGCCTGCTCGGAACGCTTGAGCTCTACCTGGCTGTCGCCCTTCATGAGCCAGTAGTCCCGGTCGTCAGTGGCAGGGCAGGTAGGGAACGTGGGGGTGAAGTGGCGCATCACAGGGACTCCCGGAGGCGAGCCGCGAGAGCGCCAAAGGTGTAGGGCGCTGTATCAATGGCGAGACTGGCGACGCCTGCCCCAAGCATCTCGTCGACAGAGGCAATCGAGATGGGAGCACTGGTCTTGCAAGACGAGCAAAACTGGCCAACCGCACAATTCTTCGAGTTGTACCGGTTGTACCATTCATCCGCCGGCTTGCTCTCACAGAAGGCCAGGAATGCTTCCTTCGTGACCTCTGTCGGCTTCACTGCGTTCTTCGCGTTCACGGGACTGTCTCCGCTTTGACGAGGATGGTGTTGCGCGCTTCCCACCATGCGGTACGCACATCGTCGTTGGGGCTGCTGGCATCGCCAGCGCGCTTCAGGAGGTCGAACATCTCTGGCGCGGCCGCCAGGAGCCGGGCATTGGCCTCCGCCATATCAAGGTCGCGAAGGAAGCGCGGCGATGTGCGCTGGTCATCCCCGACCAAGGCCTTGGCGATGTACTTGTCGCCGCCACGATTGCAGATCGTTCGCGGGTGAGCCTTGACGGTGCGCCATGGGCCGGGGCTGAACTTGCTGGTCACGTTCATTTGCTTTGTGTCTCCAGGGGAGGGTTCCAACCCTTCATCAAGCCAGCGATCGGAACCGCTGGCCGGGGAGGGG